CTCAGCGATGGGATAAACCCGAGTCTGATAGACGTTGTTACCCGTGGTGGCTAAGCCAGTCAGGGTCGTCGTTACGTTATCGCGGATGAGCTTTCTGACATGAGCCATTACTGGGCCTCCAGCATCAACTCAGAGATCCCAGTTCCATCAGGCATATGTACGCGAATAACGTAGCTTGCTCCGTCTACAACCATAGTGGCCCCCTCAGAAATGCCAGCTAGGTCAGCGGTGCGACAGGTAAAGCGAGGCCGAGTCATGGCGAAGGCTACGGAGCCTCCCGAATCAACCTCTTCGTATGCGTTATCAATGATCCCCGTAATAGTCGTAGCGGAACCGCCGACAGGGGTATAGGTAGCCGAAACCGCGAAGTCAGCCAGCAGGTAGGACCGATCATCTTGGGTTTCTACAGCCATTAGCCATCAACCTTCTTCGGACGACCCCGACGACGCGGTTTCGTCTCTTCAGAGAATCCAATACTGCGGTCTTCCATGGGCTGCTCTTCAGCGTGGGGAGCTACTCGACCCATCTGCATAAGAGTCCTTGCCTCAGCGTCATCAAGCTCAACGAGGGAGCCCATCCGACGAACCCGACCAGCAGCGACCGTATTCCGTAAAACCTTATATTTCATAATGACTCCAAGGGATCAGGCCCCCCGAAGGGGGCCGTCACCTTAGTGCTTAGGCTTAGCTGCCGCCGTCATTTGCAAGGCAGAACGAGACAGCATTCCGGACCGCGACATCGCAACTTTGCAAAGCTACAACCCTTACGGTGCCGCTGGTGCTGGCGGTGTAGGGGTCAACCACGATATCGAGGCCCCCGAACATGCCGACCAGCAGGTCTGCGAAGTTGCCGAAGTAGGCATCCCCAGAGGCTGCTTGGTTGGACACGATGGCGCGATAGCCATTGATCGTGCCACCAGGCTCAACCACAAACTGAGCCGTGTTGGTGGCCTTCTCGGTGGTCTTGAGTGCGCCGTACATGGCCGCGCCCATGATGTAGGCCAGATTGCCGAGGAGCGCATTGTCCTCTGCGACCTTGGTCTCCATCTCGACCACTTGAGCGAAGGTCGGCACGAGATCAGGAGCGGTTCCGAAATCAACGGTGTTGATGCCGGAGGTGTTCTTGATACCCGTGGGCTGACCCGAGGAGCCAGAACCGGACAGTGCGCCGAGGTCGATTGCGAGAGCAATGGCCTGTGCGAGGTCGTCACGGATCAGGGCCTCAACGTCAAGGCTCGACTGGATGAGCAGCTGGCGAGTCACATCGGTGTGAGCGCCGAGGGTGCGGGGCACCATCGACACAGAACCGACGGTCATCTCGGACTCAGAAGAAGCCCCACCTTCCGTTGCAATCCACCCAGCGGCGGCAGCAGCGGTCTTCTTGGGGATCTTCACGTCGCCGGAGAGGCCGTTGAGCATCCGAGCACCGGCTTGCATGACGGAGCTGCTGTTACGCAGTACGTCGATGAAGTCGCCGCCACGGAAGTCGTCGGTGAACAGAGCAGCCTCATCGGCGCTGTTCAGGTCACGCTTCCAGTTACGGAGCACTTCAGCCGGGAGCAGGATGCCCTGAGCAGCACGACCGTATTGGTCGGCAGCTGCGCGGGAGCACTCAAACTCGAATGCAGCGGCTTCTTGAGCACGACGGTCGGTCGGGTTAGCAAGAGCGTGGATAGCGCGGATGATGCTGAAGCGCTTCACTTCCTTCTTGGTCATGCCGACATCTTGTGCCTCAAGGGCGCGCTCGGAACCGATCACTTCCAGCAGCTCACCGCGAAACTCCTCGATGGTCTTGCCTTCAGCGATGGCCTTGCGAGCCATTTCACCTTGGTTGTGCCGAGCACCAAGCTCGACGATTTGTGCAGCGGAACGCTGCGCGGCTTTGCGGGCTTCTGCCTCGACCGCCGCGATATCTACTTCGCTCATTTTTTGAGCCTCCATAGGATCGTTGGGGGTTACCGTAATGGTGGGAGAAGCAGAAGCGCTGCGACCCACGCCAACAGTCACGTCAGCGGGGATCGAAACGATGCTGGCTTCCACGGGACGCCAAGACACAGCACGGTATTCGTCCTTGCCTTTGCGTTCCATTTTGCCGATGGAGTAGCCGATTGAGACATTCGCACGGATTCCATCAACAACATCGTCGAAAACCTCTCGGGCCAGTCCGTTTTTTCCAAAACGCACCGTCGCACGGAGTCGCCGCGCCGAGCCGTCGAGTTCGACAGATTCAATAACGCCAATTTGCTGCTCAGGATCGTGATCCAGCAGGAGCGGGGCGCGTCCGCTATTCAAGAAGTCCAAGTCAATGGAGCCTTCGCCGTGGTCTAGGACTTCCATCCCAAACGAACGCTCAACCGGCTCTTCGGAAGAGATCGCCATGCGTACACGACGAGCATCTTCGTCAACAGCCTTCATCTCCATTGCCATAGCACGATGAACAACTTCAGGAGCTGCTTTGCGCTCCATATCGTCTTCGTCCATGTCTGCGGTCCTAAGGTCTTCGATCTTCGTCAGAGTGGAGAACCGATGGCCGACCATCGTGTCGGTAGGCTCTCCATCTTGGAAGATGCGAATGAGAGCAGCGGGATCATCCGGCTCTCCGTTGATCACAACGTCCGAGTCAGGCACTTCGATCTGCCCGTCCCGAACCACTTCATCAATCTGGCCGCGAGCCTTACCCCCTGAGGAGTCCCACTCAACAAAATCGCCAATCTTCAGTTCGTCAGGCTCTGCGCGTTCCATAACTCGCTCCTCAGAGGCAGGCTCAAACTCAATGACTTTGAAGTCATGCTCGTCTAACCATGCCTTTGCGTCATCAACAGACCACTTGAGTTTATCAAATCTCAAGGATTGTATTTCAGAACTATCAACATTCCCGTCAGTCATATTCAGGCCGATGATGGAATCAACTCCATCAGCCATCTGGTCCTTCATACGACGGAAATCATCAAACTCGTCGGGGTCTTTAATGCGGGCGGCATGCTCATTCGGATAAGGGCGTCCCATATCCAGGGATCGGTCGTCTTCATCAATGGAATCTAGTCGGTCTGCGAGACGATTAGCCCATGATCGTCCAGAATCCCCGCCCCAGAGAGCCCAAGCGATACGACCATTTGATGGATATCCATCTTCACCCGGGCGAAATCCTTCTGCTTGCTTATCCACCTCATGCCGTGCGAAGAAACTAACCATCCGTTTAATAGTTCTAGGCGAAAGCTCGCTTCGGTTGGAGATGTCACGGGCTCTTGCGACACCCACCTGCGTCCCACCTCGACCAAACTCGCTACGCCAATCCAGTCCTCGCTGGGCCTCATTTGCCATGGACTCGGTTGGTTTTGTGTCAATTTCAACCCCTTTATACGTCGCCATCGTCAGTCACATCCGCTTCAAGAGGCATTTTCTGGGCTCCGTAGGGTTCCAGACCGAATTTCACGCCAAACTGCTCCATCAGAGCCTTGTCACGTTGAATTTGAGCCAATAACTCCTCGGTATCCTTACCATACTGGCTGGCAACGTCATTGAGGCTCAAAACGCCGTTCTGAAGCCCCACAACCGCCGCATTCATCTCTTTGAGCGGATCGACCCAGCTCCAAGCCCGTCCACGGAATTCAGAAGCAGCCGAAAAACGGTCAAATTGACGAACCGGGATGCCAAAGGACTCAACTTCCATCGCAGATTCAAGCCAGCCCTCGTAAACGGGCCGGACAAAGTGGTCCACGAAGAAAGTTTGGAGGTTTTTGTAGAAATCACGCTCTTCCAGAGCACCCTGACGGATAGAGCTGTAGGACGTGCCCTCTAAATCGTTGGACAGAGAGGTGTAGGACACCCCCAGACCGCTTGCGATACCTCTAAGAACCGCCGTATGGAAGTTCTCAAACTCATTTGATGGGTATTGCGGGTCCCATGCCTTGAAGTCAACGCCGTTAGGCAGTTGATGCATGCTCCCGGGCTCCGCCGACATGATTGGGACCGTCCCATCCATGTCATCAGCCACAAAACCGTCACCCGAAGGGCTGGTGAAGAAGCCCATTTTCGATGCACCGATGCGCGCATTAACGATTGCGGCCTCTCGGAAGCCATCTAGCTGCTTCATAGCGGCCAACGCAGGGGCCATCCACGGCTCACCACGGGTTTGACCGGCGCGAAGAGGCTTAAAGATGTGGATAACTCGCTCAGCGGGGATGCGAACGTGTTTGGTAGAGCGAGATTGAGACGTAAAGTCGTAATCACCCGGATGGTAGGTCAAGAAATGGTAGGCAATAGGCCGCTTAAAGCGATCCAGCTCCACTCCCATGCGAATTTCGTTGCCATTCGGCAGGCGCTCGCTCTTTTCCTCGTCCAACTGGTCGGGCTCAAGGAACTCTAGGGCGAAGGAATCCTTAAAACGGGGGCCACGGTGCTTGATGATAATGACCTCGCCATCCCTCGCTAAGCATTCCATAGCGAGCTTTTGGGCGTCGATCCAAGTCATCTTGCCGTCTACCGTGGGGTTACCGAGGCGTCCCCACATCTTGAAAGCGCCCTCAATGGCTTGATTGCCCATCTGATCAAGGCGACCAACGGTATCCACGGCCTTAACTTGTAGAGAGAAGCCGCGATCACCGACCACATTAGACTTCATCAGCTCCAAGTACCGCTTTGCGTACTCATTGTTCCGAGCGAGATCTCGGGTCCTGGCCCGCATGCGGGAGATGACCGGATATAACTCAGAGTCACTCGACCGCTCACTTCCGGGGAAGTCAGCAAAAAGCCGCCCAGTGTTGGCGGCTGCGTAGGATCGCTTGAAGACTCGTCCTTTCGGAGGCTCTTCGGGCTTCTTAAACCAAGAGTCGAAAATGCCCATACTCAGAACCTCACTTGGATCGTACTGCCGTTCTTCTTACCTCTCTTCAGAAGCTCCTTGTTGTTGTGCTGCGTGATTTCTCTTCGATAGAAGTCACGGGCATCTAGGAGTTCTTGGAAAGAGAGTTTGGTCAGAGAACGACCGGCGATGGAGTAACTACTGACGTCAGCGTCAGCCTTGCCCTCTAGGAGGGTTTGAATCTTGGCAACCATGATCTCGGCATGAATCCGAGGATCGGCTTGGTTATCGTCCATGTCGGGGATGGCGGTGAAGTCACCGATATCCACAACAAGGCGATTTCCAGAACTTGTCTGGGTGATCTCTAACTGCCAGTGATAGAGGCCGGGGACGAAGTCCGCGCTGGTGACACTACTTACGGTGAATAAGTAGTAGTCATCAGTTGAGCCAGCCGCTTGGGCCAGTTTGATCTCATTAGCGCCACCACCCGTGATGCGAGCAACGTACTCAGCGGTGTAGCCGGAGCTAGTGGGGTAGTCCTGCGCCACATCGGAGCGCTTCCACTGAAGGAAGTCGCCCACCACGATTTCTGTGGGTTCTCCTTCAGGGGCATTTGCTGCATCAAAGAGGTTAGCCATATCACCGCCATGAGTTTACGAAGTTACGCCCCACCTTGGGGACGAAAGGCTGAGTGACTGTCTTCTTAGCTTCCGACGGAGGCTCACTTGGTTCTTGGGCCTCAATTCTATCAGCTAAGCTGTTGACATTTATGCCTACAATAGCATATGCCGCCAAGGCATACACAAAACAGTCCAAAGCTTCGTTCCTCGGTCGGGTCTTAACAAACTCACGTCGCTTGAAGCCCTTGTGGTATCTGGTGACGATCTTCTCCGCAGTGAGCTGCTTGAAGTATTCATCTGGGAGTTCGTCAGAGAAATGCATGTAGCCCGCCCCAGGCTCTTCAATGCGCATCCTGGCGAACAGCAGGTCCTTGACCGTATCTACCCCCACCGGGAATAGGGGGCATTTCGCGATATTGTTCTTGGAAGGTCGCCCAGCAATCGGCTTTCCTTCACCCCCGACACCCTTGATGGCAAATACCCGCCTTCCTGTGTGCTTCTTGCAGTAGTTATACACAGAGCTGGTGAAGTGACCCCCGGAGTCGATGCAGGTTGAGCGGATGGCAATCTGTCGCCCTGACTCCGTTTCGTATTGTCGAAAGATCTTTGTATCCAAAGCTGTCCACAGTTGCGGTGTAGACGGGTCCCCATACATGGTCTCATGGGAAATGACGTAGGACTCATCGTCTCTACCTAGCCCAATGACAGACATCTCTAGGCGGTTGTCCTGAACGTCCACCCCTGCAACTAATACCAGTACGTCATCAGGGATATTCGGCATTGGCTCTCGACGTTCTGCTAACGCCCAGTCATCAACCCGTTCCCCCTGATCCTCCCAGGACTCTCCAAGATAGGTGTTCTGCCACACCCTTAGCTGCTCTGGGTTCTTCCGCATATTCAGGAAGTCCCGAGCCCCATCAGCTAGAGGTGTCCACGGGCTATATAGGCCCGAAATAGCGAATCCAGCCACCCCAGTAAACGGCTTCTCAGCGACCCACTGGCCGTTTCTGATTGCCCACATCCGGTCGGATTCGGACCAGAGGGTTCCGCAGTGTTCACACATGTACCTCGCTGTCTCTGGCTTATCCTCTTCCCATTTCACGTTTGCCCATTTAAGTGTCTGAAATTGCTCACAATGCTTACAGGGAACGTGGTATCGGCGCTTGTCTGATAACTCAAAGGCATCTTCAATCCGAGAAGAACCCTTGTTGGTCGGGGTAGAGACCATGATTATCTTGCGATTCCAGTAAGTGGCGCTCCGCTTCTTCGCCAACTGGATAGGATCGCCTTCAGAGCCCGCAGAAGGGGGATAGCGGTCACATTCATCGAATAAGCAGACTCTGATCGGCCTGCTGGCGAGACCACTAGGACTCGACGCGCCTACCATAGAAATAGCGCCGCCTGGGAACACCTTATGGAGGGTCGTATTGCCTGAATCCCTTACCCTCGGGTCCTTAACCTTGCCTTTTAGACAGGGGGTTGACCGGATGAGCCCCGCTGATAAACGGTCCTTAGAGAATGCCTGAGCCATCTCAAGACTGGGCTGGAGAACGAGGATTGGGCAGGGATCATGGGCTATGTAGTAGCCAATGATGTTCAGAAGGGCTTCAGTCTTCCCCAACTGGGCACCGGCCATCACAACCACCTCAGAGATGGTTGGGTCGGAACAGGCATCCATGATTCCTCTCTGGTATTCAGCCCGAGAGGTGTACCACCGTCCTGGCTCGGCGCTACTCTGAGAGTCCAGCCGCCTTTCGCGGTCGGCCCACTCCGCGACGCTTAGCCTTGGCGGGGGTTTTAGGACTGTCATCGCCTTCTTGAGGTGATTCAACAGTTGCGGTGACTGCGGACACGCTTGGGTCATAGTTTGATAGTTCCTCTAGTGCCTCCCGAATCAGGTCTTCCAAAATCTCCTGACATTTCCCCGCCTCACTTTCTGTAGCCACTACCGGCGCCCCTTTAGTGGGAATCGCCATAAGCTTGGCCTTCAATGCTCCAAGAACATCCTCCCAGGCCTTAACAACATCCTCAGCAACGACAAGCTCTCCACGGATCTTCGCTAACTCAAGCTCAGCTATCTCCGCTTCCGCATTGACCTTTCTGGTCCTGGCCTCGTCGTAGGGAGTCCCTATGCCTACTCCGCTCATAAGAGAATGTCCTTATCCAAATGCTCAGACTGCTCAAAGTAAGCCAGTACTGAGTCTTGCGACTCCTGGCTTAGTGACTTGAACCATTCCTTTGGGTCTTGATCTTTCTTCTTGGAGTTACACGAGTGGCACATAATCATCGCGTTGCTTAAGGAATGAGCCCCTCCCTTAACTAGGGGGAGAACGTGATCCA